TTCGGGCAGGTCTTGACCCCCTCTATCTGTGTGTGATATAATAAATATATCTAACCACAGACCTATTATGAATAGCAAAGAAATTCCTGACTTTCCAGAGTATATTATCTACGAAGACGGTAGAGTATATTCTAAACCGCGTAAGGGTAGTAGAGGCGGTTATCTTAAAGTCATCTATGATTCTAAAGATAAAGACGCTTATCCTGCATACACTTTACGGAGACCTGGTGTCAAGAAGAGAGGTAAAATACATCAACTTCTTGCGGCAGCATTTATTCCGAACCCTGACAATAAACCTCTGGTTCTACACCGTGATGATAATCGTCTCAATTACTCTCTAGATAACCTTTACTGGGGTGACTGGGGTGATAACAATAGAGACGCTAAAAAGAATGGTAGAAGGTATTGCTGAATATATCAATACCTGTTATAATACTGACGGGTAAATATATTATGCTTCAATGGGGTTACCTAAATTGTCACCTTTCGAAACGTACAAGTCTTATCTTGGATTGAAAAATCACTTTACAAAAGAAAAATATGATTACCACAAATACTGTGGTAAGTCCAGAGCAACTGTTCAGTCCTTCTACAAACGCAAAGATAGGTTCTTCTTTGAGAAGTTGAGCAGACAGAAGAATGATGAAGAGGTCATTGACTTCTTTGTCTCCAACTTTGTTGGATGTGATGATCCTCAGTCTTTGTGGATTGGGGACATCATGCGTAGTGGTGAAGGCAGATACACAGATTGGAAAAAACGTAATCAGTCCCTGTCATATGTCTTTAGGCAAGAGACGGAGACTCTATTTGAGGGTCAGAAGGTAGATGATATTTTTGACTGTTCTAAGGGTCACCCTCCTATTCTCAAAAGTTTCTTGGGCGGACAAGTCTGCTTAGAGACTATGGTCATCTATGACAGAATATTTGGATACGTCAAGAACTTTGACAAGAAACTGCAGGACCCTGTATGGGAAAGTGTCAGTTTGAAGTTGAAGAAGTATTCTGCATTCATACATATAGATGTGTTCTCCTACAAAAAAATTCTTAAGGGTATTGTGATCAAATGAGTTTCTTTAATTCTGAACTTGTCCGTGAGGAGATGGACGAAATCTCCAGACTCCAGGATAAGGTCTACCAAAAGGTCTGGGAGTTTCCCAGCATGGATAAGGATGATAAACTAGAGCACGTAGAGATGCTGTCCGAACTTTTGGATAAGCAAAAAGTTCTCTATACTAGACTCAGTTTGTCTGATGACCCCGAAGCCAAAAGGATGAAGGAACAGATCATGCAGTCTGCCAAGTCACTGGGATTCCCAGATGATGTGGACCTGACCTATGTCTTTTCAAATATGACAAAGATTCTAGACAGCATGAAAAAATCCATTGACAACTCCTAAGAATCAGGTTATTATGTGTAGGTGTGAGACACAAACAACACACAAGCCAAATACTACCAATACGAGGTATACAAATGTCATTCGCCAATCTTAAGAAGCAGTCTTCTCTGGGTTCTCTCACCAGCAAACTGGTGAAGGAAGTTGAAAAGATGAACACTAACGGTGGAGGTTCTGGAGATGATCGTCTCTGGAAACCCGAAATGGATAAAACTGGTAACGGATATGCAGTTATTCGCTTCCTGCCTGCTCCTGATGGAGAAGACCTGCCTTGGGTGAAACTGTTCTCACATGCTTTCCAGGGTCCTGGTGGTTGGTATATCGAGAACTCTCTCACTACCATCAATCAAAAAGATCCAGTCAGTGAACTGAATCGTGAACTCTGGAACAGTGGAAATGATAAGGATAAGGAAACTGTTCGTAAGCAAAAGCGTAAGCTGTCTTACTATGCCAACATCTATGTTGTGAAGGACCCTGCCAACCCCCAGAATGAGGGTGGTGTCTTCCTTTATAAGTTCGGCAAGAAAATCTTCGACAAGATCATGGAGGCAATGCAACCTGAGTTCGAAGATGAGACCCCCATCAACCCCTTCGACTTCTGGCAAGGTGCAAACTTCAAACTGAAGTTGCAGAAGAAGGATGGTTACTGGAACTATGACAAGTCTGAGTTTGACCGTCCCAGTGCCCTGCTGGATGATGACGATGCTCTCGAAGCAATCTGGAAGAAGCAGTTCTCTCTGACTGCCTTTACTAATTCTGATCAATTCAAGTCTTACGATGACCTGAAGAAGCGTCTTGATTATGTTCTGGGTAACAAGTCTACTCGCATGTCAACTATCGAAGAAGAGACTGAGTATGATAACTATGCTGCTACTGAGACCCAGCGTGTCAGTGAGGAGCAAGTGATGCAGAAACTGGAACAGAGTTACAAAGCATCTCAAGAACCAGTTGCTGCCTCTACTGATGATGAGGATGATGCTCTGAGTTACTTCAGCAAACTTGCTGATATGTGATGGGAGAAGCAGTTCACGCTTGGAATACCATGGGGTATGGAGAGGGTCTCCTCTTCTCCCTCTGGATTATCGGTATGTATTATATCAAACTTCGAATGGATAGAAAGTTTGGTCGATGAAAACTGATTACACAATAGACCGTGTAAACAAATCTGAAGCCGCAGAGTTACTTCTGCGGTTTCATTATCTTAAGGACTTCTCAAAAAGTTTTAAGTCAGGTTATAACTACGGACTCTACAAGTCTAATGATTTTAGTCCACTGAATATTGGTGGCATTCAGGGAGTCTGTATCTTTACGGGTCTCCCTGTTCCTGAAGTTGCACAAGGGGCATTTGGATTAGAAAGGAATGAGCAACATGGACTATTTGAACTTTCACGGCTTTGCATCCACCCTGACACACAAGAGAAAGAATACAATATTACATCGTGGTTTGTATCGAGATGCATCAGACAACTCAGAAAAGATACACGGGTCAGAGCCATCATATCTTACGCTGATAGTTCTTTTCATGGCGGCACAATTTATCGCGCTTGTAACTTTAAATATTGCGGTCTTACAGATGCTAAAAAAGACTTCTACTATTCAGACGGCACCAAGCATTCACGCGGCAAAATAAAAGGTGCTGAGGGAGAATGGAAAGATCGCTCCCGTAAGCACCGATACGTTATGATGTTTGATGAGAAACTAGAGTTGCTGTGGTCATGAGAAGAGTTTGATGTTCTCTCCTCTTACAAGAGTGGGTGAAATATACTGAGAACTATTTCTTCTGTAGATCAGATCGCCATTGATATTATTATCAAGCACATTGATATAATCTGGTTTTAGCAAATAAATATTTCTCTTATCATTATCAATCTTTACTTCATATTCATAATTTGTGACTGCCTTTACGCTAGATGCAGTCACTAATCTTCCTGTTCCAGAATCAATATATTTCAGAGAGTAGTCTGATGGAACCTCTAAACCAGCAGGAACGATAAGTTTATTCTTGCTGTCTCTGATCTCTAAAGTTTCATAATATTTAACTGCATTTAAAGTTGCATCGTTTATATATTTTGAATAGAGATAGTTTGTAAATGATTGCTCACTTAATGGCCACTCATTCGTATAGTTAATGATGTTATTTGATAAAAGAACAACCCAATCATAATATTGACTGCCATAAACTTTATATGCTACATTATCAGGTCTGTCGTCACCAATTACCTTGTACTTAGTGAAGTATGTTAAATCCTGAAAGATGTCTTCGCGTAACTTACCTCTCTTGAAGAGATTTTTTACTTCGATATATGTTGAGATGTTTTTATTCTCTTTGAGTCTATTAACATACTCAAAGTTTGGAACATATCTAAAATAAGGTTTTGCCATTTTAGAAACCCATGTCGTTTGAATCTATTCTGATATCGCCACTGTATACTGGTTCAATCTCACTGAATACCATTCTAATGTTGTATGCAGTCATCGAACCACCATCTCTATATGTCATGTATGCATTATCTGGTGTGTAGTCCACATCAAAAGATGTTAGAGCACATGGTTTGATCTTATTCAGATAAGGATGGGTCTTTGGTGAAGACAACCACTCTGCATTCACTTCCCCATCTGACTGATCACCATTATATATGTAATCTAACAAGAAAATTCTAGGTGCTTTTAAGAAAGCATTTCCAACTTGTTGCTGTGGTGCCATATATTTTTTAAACACCTTAATAATTGTTCTAATTTCTTGTGCCTCTCTTTCAAATCTTGGTGCCATACTAAATGTAAAAACAAAGGATCTCAATCTTGGTCCATTGAATAGCATTTCTAAGTTTGGATTGATTACAGTTCCAGTTGACCTCTGACCAAGTTGTTGACCAGTATTAGTAATCATTCCAGCGAGATAGGACGCAATTGCTTGTCTGTTTGCTACCGCTGTACTTGCAACTGATTTGAGATTTTGGAATAAATTATTTGCACTTGTCGTTAGAGTATCAATACTGAACTTATCTGTGCTCCTCAAGAAACCAGCAGCTGCTTGACCAACAATCAACTGCAAAATGTCCAAAGAACCTTCACCCCAACTGGTAGAATTATTTGATGAAAGACCTTCTGGTTGCATAGGCAATATTACAGTTGCATATGTTCCTTGATTCTTTTTATAAATGTCAAATAAACTTCTTCTATTCAACAATAATTGTGTGGGAGTTTGACTGGTGAGTGATTCGCCCACTTTCAAATCTGCACTATTCAGATCGACATCAAAAGCATCTTTTGAAATTGAACCAATATAATCAACCACTCTAATTTTGATGTAATCATAACTGATACCAAGTTGCCTAGCTACATCTAGATTTGCATAAGGATACCTTAAGACAAGTGGAGTTGTTGGAACTGTTTCATATGGATCGCTGGGGTATTCAGATGCATCTGTTGCTTGTGGTTTTGCTGTGTCTTGAGCACCTCCTGCTCCACCTTCAGATGATCCTGTGTCAATTTGTTCCAATTGAACATCTACAAGATCATCAGCACCACTTCTTGTAGTTCCACCTTGAGGATCTGCTCCTGGAACGACAGAACTTTCAGTCTGTTCAGTTTGGGTCACTCCATTTGAGTTGTTTGAGAGACCATTAAAAGGATCTCGAATTCTTGGTATTCCAAGTGTGTAGAATGCTCTGGTGT